AAAACAAAGAAAATTGTTGGTGTTGATGAAGAAGGCGGGGTAGAGGTTCACACAGTAGATGTGCCGTATGCGGCCCGGAAAGAGAAATTGGAACTTGATGAAAAGAATATATACAAATTCGGAATGGGCCTGAATACATCCGGATTGAAGGATACCAATGCAACCACAAACATTGCAATTAAGGCATCATATTCCCTGCTTGATTTACGGTGTTCAAAACTGATTATCCGGTTGAAGCAGTTCATGAAGAAAATCATCAAAGTTGTATTGGAAGAAATCAATGCACAGAACGGCACCGATTATCAGATGAAGGATATTCGATTGGTATTTGAACCGGAAATCATGAGCAATGCAACGGAGAATGCACAGATTGCCTTGTTAGAAGCGCAGGAGCAGCAGGCAAGGGTTACAACCTTATTGAATGTTGCGGCGCATTTTGACAATGAAACATTGATGCAGAACCTTTGTGATGCGCTTGATATTGAGTATGAAGAAATCAAAAGCAAACTTCCCGATCCGGAAGAAGCGCAAAATGCAGTGAAGGCAGCACAGGGGGCATTGAATAATGTTCCGGTAGTTGAAGAAGGTGAAGCGGTTGAATAAACGGCAAAAAGAGATATTGGAAGAATTGCTTGCAGACGAAAAAAGAACGCTTGAAGAATTGGAAGAATCCTATGATGATGCATTGGCGCAGATAAATGGCAGAATTGAAGCATTACTTGCCCGGCAGGATGCGGATATGCAACATGTAATCTACCAAGTGGAGTATCAAAGTCAGTTGAAAACGCAGGTGCAGGCCATTATTGATACATTGCAATCAAATGAATTTGATACAATTTCACAATATCTTACCCGGTCTTATGAAAATGGATTCATGGGGACCATGTATGACCTTCACGGCCAAGGGATACCAATGATATTCCCGATAGACCAAGCACAGGTTGCGGATGCTATACGGCATCAAACGAAGTTGTCAAGCGCATTATACACGGCCTTGGGGCATGATATAAATGATTTGTCCAAGAAGATTGCCGGGGAAATTAGCCGGGGAATGTCAAGCGGCCAGGGATATGATGAAATGGCAAGAAATATTGCTGCATGGGCTAGAATCCCAAAGAATAGCGCAATGTGTATAGCCCGGACAGAAGCGCACCGGATACAATGCAGGGCGGCAATGGATGCACAGTACAAAGCAAAGGACAAGGGCGCAGATGTTGTGAAGCAATGGGATGCGGCCCTGGATGGTGTCACAAGGCCGAACCACAGGAAGTTGGATGGACAAATCCGGGAATTGGATGAACCGTTTGAAGTGGCCGGAATGAAGGCCATGTATCCGGGGGATTTCGGTGATCCGGCAGAAGATTGTAATTGCCGGTGCGCTATATTGCAGCGTGCAAGATGGGCCTTGGATAGTGAGGAATTGGAAGCATTGCGGCAGCGTGCAGAAACCATGGGTGAATATGATTCCTATAATGAATTTCGTGATTCTTATAACAGGGCATTGAATGAATTATATGAGGATTCACCGCCGGTCCGAAGTAGCGTACAAAAGAGGAAGAATGGCCCGGAAACCCTTGAAAATGCTGGAAATAATGGTATAATAGAATTAGATTTACAATACTTCGCAGAATTGGATTTGGTGAACCAAAGTTCCAATTCATTAAGAAGGGGAATCAACAAATTCAAAGCACGCATACAAGAACATGAAGCATATATAAGCAATCCGGTTGAGCATTGCCCTGATTGGGAAAGTAAATCACCGGAAGAACAAAGCGGATTGATTAGACATTGGACAAAGGAAATCGGGAATTTCAACCAATCAATTCAAAACCGCATTGACGAGTTAAGAAACAGAGGTGAATATGATGAATAATGAGAATTTGACACCTGAAAGAATAAAGCATATTATTTCAAGACTTGTTAAAAATGCCAATGAAGCGCATGAAGAAGCAGAAAAAGACAAAAAGAACAACTACAACGCAGGGCGGAAGGTTGCGTATTATGAAATGTTGGACATTTTACAGGTAGAACTTGAAGCAAGCGGCCAAGATTTGAAAGAAGTTGGTCTTGATTTTGATTTGGTAAAAACGATTTTATAAGCATCCTGCAAAGGGTGCTTTTTTAATGCAATGAAAAATAAAAAGATTGAAACAGGGTAGCCGATAGCGGTTGCCCTTTTTTAATGCAAAAAATAAGAAAGAGAGGGAAACCACAATGGAATTTCTGATTCAAAATTTAACACTGATTATTGCAATCATAGGAGTGCTTGCATTCCTTGTATCAACTATCACCGAAGTATTTAAGGGTGTCGGGATTTTATCTAAAATACCCACAGATATTGTGGTGTTGGTGTTATCAATCGTAATCACCATAACGGCATTTGTTGCCTATATGCAGTATATACAGCAAGCAATCTTATGGTACATGATTATTGCGGCAATTATGGCCGGATTGATAGTGGCATTTGTTGCAATGTATGGATGGGAAAAGTTGTCCGAGTTATGGAACCGATTCAAAAGGGGTGATAACAATGGCATATAAATTCAAAACAAACCTTGCGAATCGGTCCAATTATGGAAAGGCAAGGGCATTGTCGGATATTAAGTTTATTGTTGTTCATTACACCGGGAATGACGGTGACACGGATGAAAACAACGGAAACTATTTCAAACGGAACATTGTGAAAGCATCCGCACATTATTTCGTGGATGATGATTCAATCACACAATCGGTTCCGGATGATTATGTGGCATATTCGGTTGGCGGAAGCCGGTATTCTAACTATAAGACAACCGGCGGTGCTTCCATGTATGGAAAGGCAACCAATGCCAACACACTGAATATTGAATTGTGTGATGATGTACGGAATGGAAGCGTGTATCCATCCGCAGGGGTGATTGCAAATGCAATAGACCTGGTAAAAACAAAGATGGCGCAATATGGCATCCCGGCATCCAATGTGATCCGGCATTTTGATGTTACAGGCAAAGCATGCCCGGCATATTGGAGCGGAACGGCGGAAAAGAATGCATTGTGGCTTACGGAGTTTAAGAACAAACTTGGCGGAACCACACCGCAGAAAGTGGCAACACAGAATGCCGCATACTATCCGAGATACACCGGGAACTCCACAAGTATTGCAACGGCATTGAACGCAATCGGGGTGGATAATTCTTATCAGTACCGGAAAAAGATTGCGGTTGCCAATAACATTGTAGGATATGCAGGAACGGCGGCCCAAAATACAAGGCTTTTAAACTTATTGAAGGCCGGACAATTAAAGAAAGCATAATAGGCATCCTTAGGGGTGCCTTTTATATTGCCCGGAAGGTGGCATTTATACCTTCACAAATAATATGCCCTGCCGTATGGCATTAAAACTAGGCTTGCCCGTGGTGACACCACAATTAAAAACAAAGGCAAAGGAAAGGAAAGATATGGAGTTTTTAAAAGAAATCTTAGGAGAGGAACTTTTCAATCAGTTAGCGGAGAAAATCAACGCACACAATGGCAATGAGGAAAACAAGGACAATCAGATTAAGATTGGAAACCTTGGTTCCGGCGAATATGTAGGCAAAGGCAAATATGATGCCCTGAACGAACTGTTAAAAGGGAAGGAAACGGAACTTACAACCGCAAATGGCCTGATTGCCGAGTTGAAGAAGGGAACCAAGGGCAACGAAGAATTGCAGAAAAAGATTGGTGATTATGATGCGCAGGTTGCGGAACTTCAGGCACAGTTGCAGGAAACCAAAATCAAATCTGCAATCAAGGTTGCTTTGTTATCTGAAAAGGCCGTGGATGTTGACTATCTCACATTCAAATTGAATGAAAAACTGAAAGAAAAGGGAGAAAACTTGGAACTTGATGAAAATGAAAATATCAAGGGTTGGGATGATAAGTTGTCCGGCCTGAAAACACAGTTCCCGACAATGTTTGAATCCGCAAGCGGAGAAAAGAAGGTTGTTGGGGATAATCGACTTCCGGAAGGTAACAAAGAAGGACAATCCGAGCCTACGAGCCTTGCGGAAGCGTTAAAGCAGCAGTATTCAAATAACAATTAAAAGAAAGGTTAAAAGGTGACTAATTATGGCACAGACATTAGAAGAAATCAAAAAAGGTATGTCGGATAAAGTATTCGGACAGATTGTGGATATTTTCCTTAGAGAATCCGCAATTTTGCAGATGCTTCCGTTTGATGATTGCGTATCAGCATCCGGCGGTGGTTCTACAATGAAATATAAGTATTTGCGTAAGGTATTGCCCGCAACAGCGCAGTTCCGTAAATTAAACGGCGAATACAATGCATCCGCAGCAACCAAGAAGGAATTTGAAGCAGCCCTTGCGATCATGGGCGGTGAAGTAGAAATGGACCGTGTACTTAAAAAGGTGGAAGGAAAGTTTGACAATCTTGCATGGCAGATTGAAGAACATATCAAAGCGGTTGTGTCTTTGTTCCACTATACATTGATTAACGGTGATGCGGTGGCAACAGCAGCCACAGACGAACCGGAGTTTGAAGGCCTGGATTCTATGCTTGCAGGTACATCCACGGAATACAACACAGGTAAAGTCATTGACTTATCTAACATCACCAACCTGAAGAACAATGCAGATGAATTTTATGAAGCATTGACCTTGTTAGTACAGGCAACGGATGCAGATGCGCTTTTGCTTAATACGGATATGATTACAAAGATTCAGACAGTGGCCCGCATTCTTGGCTATAAGACCGAAACCGAAGAAGCATTCGGCAAAAAGGTTGTAAGCCTGGATGGTGTCCGCTTCATGGATTTAAAAGACCATTACACCGTATCAGAAGGCATTGCGGTTCCTAATTCCGTAGTACAGAAGGGCATTGCAAGAACCGTAGGCGGTACAGAAGCAAGCGGCCTTACAGATATTTATTCTGTAAAGTTTGATGTAAATGATGGCTTCCATGGAATCA